TGACAACCTTCAGTTTAACTCAGGCTATGGCTCAACCGCTACGGCATATGGGTGTAGGGCTTGGGTCAATTTTAATGGTACTGGCACTGTGGCAATTCGTGAGAGTGGAAATGTTTCAAGCATTACTGACAATGGTACTGGACAATACGCAGTTAATTTCGACACTGCTATGCCAGATGCAGATTATGCGTTTTTTGGTTCTGCAAAATTTGCCAACGCCACAAATTGGGGAAGAGTAGCAACTCCAACTGGAACTTATTTAACAACATCATGTGAACTTAGATGTACTTACGTTCATAGCGGGGGCACAAATGAAGATCAACTTCATGTTGCTGTTGCAATTTTTAGGTAATTAACATGAAAAGAATAATTTACCCAACAGATGACGGCGGTGTGGCAGTAATTGTTCCTTCTGCTGAATATCTTTCAAACCACACCATCGAAGAACTAGCCGCTAAAGATGTGCCTGATGGTAAGGCTTATCAAATTATTGATGAGGCTGACGTTCCATCTAATCGCACATTTCGCAACGCATGGGAGTATGCCGAATGATTGTTATTAACATTGACAAGGCTAAAGGTATTGCCCACGACATTCGACGTGCTAAACGTGCTGAAGAGTTTGCACCATACGATGAAATCATTATGAAACAGATTCCTGACGCTAACGAAACAGAAGCAGAGGCATCAAGGCAAGCAATCAGAGATAAGTACGCCACGATTCAAACAAACATTGATGCGATTGCTGACGTTGAATCTCTTACGACATTAGTAAGTGAATTATGAGCGAAATAAAAACGGACAAACAAATTAACAAAAGCAGAAATAAAAGCGTTATTATCAGGAGTATAGTATGGCATTAGAATCAGGAACGTACATTAAAGATTTAGTTAGCACTAACCCTTTGGGAACTGATGCTATATCGCAAGGAGATGACCATGTTCGTCTAATTAAATCTGTACTGCAAAACTCATTTCCTTCCACAAATAATGCTCCTATTATTCCAAATATTTCTGGTAATGGTGACAAATATTTACAAGTAAACTCTGGCGCTACTGCTACCCAGTGGGTAGATTTAGATGTTGATGCGTTAACTCGCCGAAAAGGTGAATTGCATAGATCAAGATTTGAAAAGGTAGGATCAACTACCTTAAGAATTCATTCAGGTATTTATGATCTTGATGCAAAAGGAAAAAATGTATCTTGGGATTCTTACCTTGACAAAGGGTTAAGTGGTACAGACGGATGGAGATATATTTATCTTGATTACTCTGCTATTACTGGAACTACCGTAACCGCTTCTGGAATTTTAGAAAGTGGTACAGCGCCTACTTATGATGAATCAAAGCATGGCTGGTACAATGGCAATGACCGTTGCATTTTATGCGTGTATGTTTCTGGCGGCTCAATATTTAATTTTTACCATGATGGATCGGATCATATTGAATACCAAGACGATATAGGTCATTCTGCTGTTACTTCTACTAATTACGTTAATGTAACTGTGCCGCCTCTTGGCTCTGTTGGTAATAGAGGTACAATTTTTGGAGAGTTTACTTTTAAACTTTATGCAGACGGGGGTGATACTAATAGCGCTACTTTTAATGTTTCTGCGGGAGAAGGGTCTGGTCATTTGTTAGGAACTGTAGAGGGTGGCGGCACATCAACAACAGATGAACACGTTTCTGGAAATAAACGAATTGCTTGTTACAAAACAAATTCGACAACTATGCAAATTTATATTATTAAAAATGGTGGATCGGCAGGTATTAGATGCGAGCCATTCACCAACGGTTGGTATTTACCAGTAGGTATGTAAATGCCATTAATACCTTTTGATAACGTAGGCTCTATAGGAATTATAAAGGATACACCTCCTTATAATCTTCCACAGGGTGCATGGTCTGACGGAAACAACGTAAGATTCCTTGATAACGGCGTAAAAAAAGTCGCAGGTTACAAGGAAGTAATGGCTACTTGTCCGTTTGCTCCTTACTACATACACCCATATCTAACTATATCAGGACTGTATTACTGGATAGCCTATGGTGCTACAGACATTGCAGTGTACACAGGCTCTACATGGATTGATATCACACAACAATTAACTTTAACGCTTAACGGTGCAGTTAGTCATAACTCAGGAATTATTACAGTAGATACTGGAGCGGCATTAAGTGCTTTACCCGCCACAGGAACCCTTAGAATTGGTACTGATATTACTTCCGATCAAGACGTTAACTCTGGCAATAAATATGAAGAGGTAACATATTCTGCAAGAGATGTAGCAACTGGAATAATTACATTATCTCCTAATAATTTAAACCATCATCCTGATAATGCTATTGTCTATCCTTCTGGAAGCACTTATACAGTTGACAAAGATTACGGCGCAAACACTTCTAGCCGTAGATGGACTGCTACTAATCTTAATGGTCTTGTGGTTGCTACTAACGGATTTGATGCGCCTCAAATGTGGCCTTTGTCTGGGGGCATACCTAGTACTGCTACTCCATTTAGAGAACTACAGAACTGGCCTACTGGAGCGTCATGCAAATCTATTAGATCGTTTAGGACATTTCTTGTTGGCTTAAATTGGAGTAGGTCTAACCAAGAACCACGATTAGTTAAGTGGTCTACTGAGGCTTCATTTGGTGCCGCTCCTTCCACATGGGATGAGACTGATGCTACGCTAGATGCAGGTGAGTACGAACTATCTGATACGCCCGGAGATATTGTAGACGGTTTACCATTAGGTGACTCATTCTTAATTTATAAAGAAGATTCTATTTATGTAATGAACTATGTAGGAACTCCCTACATATTCTCATTTAAACTTCTTAGCCCTACTGTTGGTGCATTGTCTAAAGAGGCTATTAAAGAATTTGATGGTGGTCATTTCTTTATAGGCAACAGTGATTGTTATATTTGTAATGGTCAGACTGTAACTCCTTTATTACCTAACAAAGTACGCAGGGCAATGTTTGAAGACTTGTCTGGCAACAATTATCAAAAGTGTTTTGTTGCCGCAGACTATGTTCGCAATGAAATGCTTGCTTGTTTCCCTAGTTCTGGTAGCGATGTAGTTAACAAGGCTCTCATATGGAACTGGAAAGATAATACGTTTTCGTTTAGAGACTTACCAGATACTTCCTACATTAACAATGGTATTATAGATATTACTGTAGGTGCTACATGGGATGCCAGTTCAGAGTATTGGGATATTGGTACAGGTACATGGGGTGAGCGTAACTACGATAATGTCAAAAAGAACTTAGTATTCTGTGATGTGTCTAATACTAAAATATTTCGTGATAATTTTGGCAATACCAAAGACGGAACTAACATGACATCTTTTGTTGAGCGTACAGGTCTTGATTTAAATGATCCGCAAGCAGTTAAGTTTGTATCTGCTGTATATCCTCAGATTGAGGTTAGTGGTAATAACTCTGTTAACGTGTATGTTGGTAGACAGATAAGCACTGAGCAGGGAATTACATGGGAAGGCCCAATACTATTTAATCCTAACACTCAGTCTAAAGTATCGTGTCGTGTAAGCGGTAAATACTTTGGTATTAAAGTAGAATCTACTACCGATATAGATTGGAAACTACATGGTGTAGCGTTTGAAGTACAGCAACGTGGACTTAGAGGGTTAAGAAGTTATGGCTAATGCTCCAGTCAAAAACATTAAGTCAGTAAACAGATGGACTCCTAACCCTGCTCCAGTAAACAATGATAACTTATCAGACTACCTATACCATGAGTTAAACAGGTTATCTGATATTATCTTTAACCTTGATGTAATGCGATTAGAACAGAGCAATACTGCTCCTGATAAACCTAGAGATGGTGATATAAGATATGCGGATGGTACGAATTGGAATCCCGGTGGCGGTATTGGCATTTATGCTTACATTGGGGGCAGTTGGACTAAACTCTAATCTGTATGCAGACTACAAGTCTACATTCCTAATAGAGAGAGATAAGTACAGTACATTAAACTGGCTGTCAGATGAGACAAGTAACCACTGGCGTGACGTAGTTATAGAGAAGTTAAACGCTAACGGTGATACACACGCTGATGTAATGGCTAGAAGTTATGACTCTTCGTTTAAAGAGGTAAGCAGTGTTAATAGAGTTGCTTGGCGTGATCGTCTTAATAGGTTGCGTAATAAAAATCTGGCTCCTGTAATGTGGCTTATATCTGATGACAGTCCACAAGCGTACAAACAGGGACTACAGAATCAGATAGACTATCAGAACCAAGTAGTAGATGCAGTAGATGATCTAGTCAGTCATTATGTTGTATGCCTTGAGTGCGATGAGTATTACTCAGCACAAGAAGTAAACGTACTAATACAGAACCTTAGAAACAAAGGTGTTAACAAACCTATCGGTGTACACCTAACCCCCGGAGTCAAACCTGAATACTATG